GATAAAGTAAGTAAAACAGAGCAAGGTCGTGAAATTATTGGTATTTTGACCCATTTAATTGATACAACACAAAACGATGAATTCGAAGACAGATATTTTAGTGGTATTCCATTTGATTTGTCCAAGGCATTATTTATTTTCTCTTACAATGACCCAGATCAAATTGATAGAATTTTGTTGGATCGTATTCACCGAATTAAATTTCAGAATTTATCATGGTCTGACAAAATTGTTATTGTAAATAAATTCATTATGCCTGAATTAAACAAAAAGATGGGTTTTGAAAATATTGTCAATCTTTCCGAAGATGTAATCAAATACATTATCGAAACATATACAATGGAACCTGGTGTAAGAAAACTAAAAGAAATATTGTTTGATTTATATGGTGAAATCAACTTAGTTTTATTGAATCCAAATACGGAAAATCACATTGAATTGCCACTTACAATCAAAATAGAAGATTTAGGAACAACTTATTTGAAAAAGCAACGTAAAGTAAGTGATATTAAGATTCACAAAGAACCTATGATTGGTATTATGAATGGTATGTGGGCAAATGCACTAGGTAAAGGTGGTATTATACCAATTGAATCCAGGTTTTATCCAGCATCTAGTTTCTTGGACTTTAAACTAACAGGAATGCAAGGTGATGTAATGAAAGAGAGTATGACAGTTGCAAAAACATTAGCTTGGTCATTAACTCCAAAAGAAAGACAAGAAGAGTTAATTAAACAATTTGAGGAAACAAAGAACCAAGGTATTCATGTGCATTGTCCTGAAGGTGCAGTAAATAAGGATGGTCCATCTGCAGGTGGTGCTATTACCTTATCCATGTATAGTTTATTAAATAACAAACCACTTGATAATACAATTTCCATGACAGGTGAAACAAACTTAAGAGGTCGTATTACGGCAATTGGAGGATTAGATTCCAAGATTTTAGGAAGTATGCGTGCAGGTGTCAAAACCGTCTTATATCCTAAAGAAAACAGTGATGATTTCAACGAATTTTTAGAGAAATACAAGGATGTAATCGATTTGGATGAAATGACATTCCATGAAGTGGATCATATTGATGAAGTTATGAAAATCGTTTTCAAATAAATACATTTTAGTGATTTACAATTTCTAAGAATAATATAAGAAGTTGTAAATATGGATCTCAACATTATTAACATTCTCTATATGTTTTTTCGTTTAGCCCCATTTATTATTGTAAGTTATTTTACATTACAATCATTATTTAACCAAGATCTTAAAGGTGTTATTTATTTGGTAGGTTTATTGGTTGCTTCGTTTGTAACAGTTATTCTTGGAGGTGTTTTGAAAAAATTCTCTCCACCAAAGGGACTAATGCCAACTGATTATTCTAGAATTCGATGCACACAATTAACATTAGGGAACACACAACCTATTTCAATATTGCCTTTAAGTCAGACAGTATTTGGTTATACATTGGCATATTTAACATATTTCATTGCCATTAATAATTTGCAAACACAAAACATTGCTACTTTTATTATGTTCCCGATATTAATTATGTCTGATATTATTTGGAGCACATCAAATTTATGTTCTAGTCCAAAGTATTTATTGATCTCATTAATTATAGGTGGTATTATAGGTACATTATGGGCAATGATTATTGAATCGACAAATATGCCAAATTTAGCATATATGAGTGGTGTTGCAAATAAAGATGTATGTTCAAAACCGTCCAAGAGTTTATATAAATGCAGACCTATTGCCAAGTAAAGTATAATTATTTCATATGAAATGATTATAGAAAACACATATTCATAAAATTGAAGTTTCTTTTTGAAAATTCATAATAGCTAAATTTTAACAGCTTAAAGATGAGTAACTTAGCACAAACAGTAATTGCCGCCTCAGCTATTGCAATAATTGCTGAAGGAGCTAATGAAATACTTGAACCAAGAGAAATAGGTGAATTGAGAGAAGACATATTAGTTCGCGAACTAATCGAATTTACAATAGAGCAAAATGAGGATTTCCAGGAAAACAGAGAAATTTCGCAGATCCAGATTAATCAACTCGAACGTTATTGGAGACGTAGGCAAAGAGAATGGATTTATGCAAATCAAATAAATGATGCAAGGAGAATAAAAGAAATATTATATGGTAGCAGACATATTATGAACCTGATATATATTCTAGAAACACAAGGAGGAAAAACGGGTGTTATCGGTAGTCTTATCAAAGAAATTGGGTTAGATCCAAGATGTACTCCGACTGATCATATATTTATAATAACCTGTTTAAATGATCTAGATTGGGTTGATCAAACAAAAGAGCGACTACCTAAGTGTTTTCATGATAGAATCTTTCATAGACCAGATCTAAAAGACAAATTTGTGAATATGATTCGTGGTCTCGAAGATGTTCTTATTATAATTGATGAGAACTTTCACGGTGCTGGTGCAAAAAATACTACAGCCCAGGTCTTTCGCGAATTAAATCTATTGCATAAGGAATCCTTTGCAAGAAATGATATTAAAATACTCGAAGTGGCAGCAACACATGATGGTTGCCTATTAGATCTTAAGAATTATTGGAAAAGGAACGGTACAGTCATAATGGGTGAAACGGGTCATGGTTATTGGGGTACTCGCAATTGGGAAACTTGCAATCGCGTCAAACAATATCACGACTTATGTGGAGTTACTAGAAGTGGTAATTCAACTGATCGTCAATCCGTGATTGATTATATTTCCAATCAAATTAAAACAGATGTGGATTCATTCTCACAACCTAAATATATTCTAATTCGTGTTCCAACATTTGGCGATCAACCATTTATAGTCGAAGAAAATTTCAAAGAAGTATTTGGAATGGATGACTATGAATACGAAAGTTATGATGGAACAACTCGGTGTTCTGACATATTTATGGGTGATGATGGTAAATCTAACATAAATAACATGTTGAAACACCCACCGTCAAAACATACTTTCATCTTTATCAAAGAGATGTTGAGATGCAGTAAAACATTAGTTAAGGACCATATTGGAATATGTTATGATAGATGGACACAAAACCCTAACGATACAACAGTTCTACAAGCATTTCTAGGAAGACTAACTGGTTATGATGTGCCAAATGACGTTATTCTATATACAAACATTGATGTAATTGAAAAATACAACATCATGTTAGAACGCATTAGAGAAGGAAATTATAACTTTTCATGGAGATCGATAACTACAAAAACCATTAAAAGAGGTGGAGAAATTACTACAAAATCAAAAGGAACCATGAACTGTCTCAATGCCGTAGGAAATCCTAATAATCGCATGAGATCGACCGTAACGTGGCGTCAAGTATGTCATCCAAACACTGGTGAAGAGTTATCTTTCCGTACTTTTGCACAATTAAAAACATTTTGGCAAACATTAAAAGATGATGAAAATCAAAATGTTATCACAATTGTTGCAACTGATCGTGGTCCAAGAGAAGGTAGTTTTAAACGTGTTCATCAAGACAACACCGAACTCACTAGAGAAGAATTTACATCAGGAATTCCTTATTTCTACGCGAAAAAGGATAAAGGATCTTTACGTATTTTATCTCCAAGTGATATTACACCTCATTTTATGAGTGGTCGTAATAACAACAAATACCGTATATATGCCTTATACCATGACAAAACCGATCCCACGACATTGGAATGGAGAATGTATGTTCCACACAGGTCATAAAAAAATAAAAAAAAATAAAAAAAATAAAAAAAATATAATAAAAAATTTTAGTATATTTATAAAAATCTAAGGAAAAAACTTTTGAGAATTTTGCTCCAACCATTGTTGCATTTCTTTCAGAATGTTTCTCCTTGTTAAATTATCCATAGACAAACGTATATTATATTGTTTTCTTGAATAATGATAAAAAAAATTTCTTATAATATTTACAGTAATGGCCTCACTGTATTTTTTATTCAAATCTTCATAACTAAATAGCATATATCCTTTACGTTGATTAACAACATTGTGAAAGGTCCATAACATATGTTTTAATTGTTCTTTTGTTTCTATTTTATCATAATTAATTCCTCTTAAATAATTTGTTGCATGATTCGTGCAATCAGGGCAAGGTAAATTATTGCAAATACGAGTAATAAAATGTAATAACTTAGGTAATAATTGATTAAAATATCTGTCATCAACCTTTTCTGCTAAAGTATGAAATAAATACCATGTAGGTTCTCCCCATGTCATTTCTTTAATTTTAGGATTTGATTCATTATTTTTCGCAATATGAGTAACATTACTATTATCATGAGGAAAATTATTTATAGTGAAAGATATTTCTTGATTTCTCTTTTTATTATCATACATATTCATATTTGTTCTAAAATTGGTTCTTTTATTTTGCAAAACAAACATTCTATATATTAACTTAGTTAAAAAAGAAATGAATAGAATATAAAAAAAAGAAATATTATAATATAATGGATAATAAAAATGCTATTGTAGAATATGTTAAACAATGGGTTAAACTTGATAATGAAATGCGTCAATTACGTGACGAAGTTACAAGTAGAAGAAAACTAAAGGAAAATATTTCGAATTCATTATTACATTTGATGAAAAACAATGAAATAGATAGTTTTGATATAAAAAATGGTCGTTTAGAATCTACTACACGTACAACAAAAAAACCTATTTCAAAAAAAATGTTACAAAACATTCTATCCAAATATTATAAAGGCGATGATGCAAAAGCAAATGAATTAAACAATTTTATATTAGAAAACAGAGAAGAAGTATCCAAAGAAATATTAACACGAAAAGTGGATAAGAATTAAACCAAACCTAACGAAGGTATAACATAATTTTCTCCATTTTTCTCCCATTTTCCAATTATGTCAGGATTTTCTTGATTTGACATAATTTGTTCCGTATTATACACATTTTGATAGTGATCAATATAATATACAATACCTTTGATTTCTTGTGCAAATACTTCAAGTGTTTGACTAGTTTTAATATGCTCTTCTTTACTATCAATCAATCCATGTGGAACACCCTTGGAATGGGTACCGCAAAATTCAGTAGTCATATCCTTTCTTCTTCGCGTACATTGTTCGCCATTCGCACGTTTGGCCATACAGCGATTATTTTCAGGAATCGAATTTTTCACACGCTTGCGTTTTACAAAATCCTCTTTATCTACAACCAAACGATTATAATCATAAATATATTCTAATAAACTAGGGATTGATTGTTCTTCTTTAAAATCCAAATTCATGATTTTATCACGAATATCATCCTTAAAACTTTTAATATAATTTTCGACTTTATTATTTAACCTTTTCTCCATATTTTTATCTTACCCAAACTATACACATATATAGTAAATCAATTTTATACTTTTATAATATATTGTTTATAAAAGTATATAAAGTAAATTAAGTTTTTACTGGTTCATAGTGACCTCCATTCCAAGTAATGCAAATTACTTTTTCTATTTTTTGATGAAGAGGTATAAACTCTATATTTTTGCCATGTTGATGACGAATATCTTTTACAATAACTTTTATATTATATAAATTGCAAGCTACTTGAATTTCAATAGCACCGCCCCATGTAAAAGTATTTCGCATATGTTGTATATAATTTTTTCTTTCCATATTTAATATCATTTTTGTATCCAATCCTTCTATAATAGGTTTGTTTTCTTGTAAATAATTACAAATATTTTGACGCAAATCATTTGAATTATATGGAAGGAAGTAAGACAAACTATGAAACAAGCAACTCATTACAATAACGTGATATTTTTATGGTTTCAAAATATATAACTATAACATATATGAAACTCGACTGTGTTGTCACATCCGTCAATAATAATCCACTATATGCTGATTTTATACCCTTGTTTATAAAAACATGGAATAAGTTGTATCCACATGTCGATATTAAAATTATATATATACATACCCATATACCTGAAAACCTAAAAAAATACGAAAAACATCTTATTTTGTTTCCCCCACTACCAAATGTATGTACGGTCTTTACTTCACAATATATACGATTATTATACCCATCACTATTAAACTATCAAAATGGTATTATGATTACAGATATGGACATATTACCTATGAATCGAAAATATTTTAGTGAAAATATACAACACATACAAAACGACAAATTTGTATGCATGCGAAACTGTCTGTTAAATGAAAAACAAATGGCAATGTGCTATTGTGTAGCCAACAACAAAACATGGGGAAATATTTTCCAAATAAAAACATTAGATGATGTGAAAACAAGATTGACAAAAATAAGTCACCACTATAATGGTAATATTTCATGGTTTTTGGATCAAATTCACTTATACCACAATGTTAAATATTGGAATTCAAAAACAAACAATTGCGTTATTTTGAACGACATACAAACAAAATTTAACCGATTAGATAGAAACACATTTACATTAAACGAACACATTATACAAGTTATAAAAAGTGGAAAATATAGTGATTATCACTGTTATCGTCCATACAATAAATACAAAGAAATCAATGAAAAAATATACGAATTGTTATAATTAAATAGGTTCATCCCATTTTGTATCACGTTTTTTTGTACCTCCATCATATTTTACAGCATATCCATTTTGTACCATCCATTCATTCATGTTTTTTCCATTGTATAATACATCAGCCAATAGTCGCCCATATTTTTCATTTCCTTTCACATCTAATGTTATAATTTGATTTAATATTTGATCACTCAAAGCATTTCGAGAAATGATCGCATGTTTTTTTTCATTTTCACTAGACCCTTTCATTTCAGGACTATCAATACCATTTAATCGAACCTGAAATTTATAGCATTCAGGATCTCCTTTTAAAAACGCAGCCACTGTAATCGTGTCACCATCATATACTTTAATTACTTTGCATTGTTTTATTTTCGGAACAAAATGTTTTAAATCATTTATTTTAACATGATTTAAATCTTTGGATGAACAACATAATCGTGTTAAACCAAACAACATAATACTAATATAAAACATAGTATTATCTTTAAACCATTTACTTAAATAAACTATGGATATCTTTAAACACTTGCTGAGCATCTACGCAAGCATCCCGTAAATAATGATTCACGACTGATTTATCTTGTTTATCAGTAAAAGCTACACGAATAATAGACTTTGTATCATGTGGATGATATTTCTTAAAACCACAAAACTTCAACGTTTTTTCTCCATCATAATATTTGGTATATAAAATATATTCCAATACTTTGCCAATAGTATAATCTTCTTCTTCCAAATGAATATCGTAACAATAATCCATGGTCGTGTCACTTGTCAATATTGGCATAGTTCCACCATCAATCAATTGTACAATATCAATAAATTTATTTTGCAAAACAGCACACGATTTACGAATAATATCCTTATTGTCATAAATCCCAATAGTTTGCACAACAAAATCAAAACTATTTGCTTTATAATGACGCTGTGCATCTAATATACGGAAATTTTCCTTTTGAAAACGAATATCGGCATCTGATTCTCCATCAGAACGCATTTTCGACTCCTGGTTATCCCAAATTGTTGCGGCCTTTTCACTATCAGGAGTATTTCCGTAGGCACATTTAGACACCACATTGTACATACTATTTGCCTTTGCACTATTAATGCTAAAATCAGCAATAAGTTGTAACTTTTCACCTGGAATATCATTTCCAATTTTAGGGCGAAGTCTAGCAAAATCAATATAACTCTGCGTTTGAACATTCTTCGGAAACAAACCTGGGAACAATTTATCCATTTCTTCTTTGGACAACAACTTATTTGCATTATTATCTCTTAAACGAAAATCCTCAGTCGTAACATAAATTACATTTTCTGTTTTGTTTTCAACATCCACAACCAACGAATAATTTCCAGGCAATGCTTTCTTATCTTCACTATCACGCAATAATGTGCTATGAATAGGAATGCAACTTAGACGTTGTTTCAATATTTCGTTGTGGAGTCGTCCAGTATTGGTTTTAATATGGCATTGATTTGTTTCATAATTATCAGTTTCAATAACAACAATAGGAATATCCGACAAAACGGTTCTGCGTAATGCGTTTGCGAAAGATACTTCTACACCATGTAGTGTAAAACGTAATATGTCGCTGTCTTCGGAAAAATCTTTTAACTTCGGTTCCATGTTTTTTATACTTATATATAGTGTTTTGCTATATTTAAATCAATTTTACGCCAAATAAAAATAATAATCTTACATTATTATTTTATTACTTATAGGTCACTTACCATCATTGCGGCAAGAAGGACAAACATAATGATAACAGGTAACAATAATACTAACCAAGCAATGCTAGTGGCATTTGCCTTACACATTAAATTCAAAATCCAAGTCCAAAAAAGAATATAAACTGCCTTAATAATAAAAATAAGTGCTGTGCTAGAAACATTGCACGAGTAAGAACCCAAACAATAGGTATTTACATTGCCGATATTTTGATATAACATAACAATCAAAGCAATAGAAGAAATTACTAAATATACGTACGAGGGGGTGCATAAATTGCGAAGTCCGGTAATAGCCATTTTATATATTAAGTAAATATATTTATACCATAGGAACAGGTTTCAAATCAGGACTCATATAATCTCCAGTATTCACTTCTTTTGCAGTAATTGTATCTAACATATAATTTGTTCCTCCAGTTGTACCAAACGCCAAAGCACTATTGGTGTCAGTTGTATTAATACCTGTTAATAAATCAGTTCCAATTAAAGAACCACCTTTCATTTTACGTTTTCTTCTTGATTTGCGTGTTTTTTTGCCTCCTTTATTTTTCATTTTATCTTTAATAATAAGTATTATATCATCCTTGTTATCTTCATCTGAATTAGTTTCAGCATATTTTAATAATTCTGGAGTTGCTAATTTTGGATATAAATATAAAGCACGGTCTAACTGGTCTATAAATCCATTGTTTATAGCATATTTAACATATTTTTCTCCTTCTTCTCTTTTGTTATTTCCACCACGTTTTTTATATTTTCTTCTTGATTTGCGAGTTTTTCTTCTAAACTTGCGGGTTGTTTTCATTATTAATAATAATATACATTAAATAAATATAATATTATTATTTGCGTTTGGGAATTTTATAGCAGAGAGAGAAGGGAACGTACCACTCAAAAATACAATAGACATTGGAGATCCTCAAAAAATATATTTAGTCGTATTTTTTGTAATAATTTACCTGATTTTCATTGTACTGTGCTTTTGTAGGAACAAATCCATACAATTGATATCTAACGAGCCACGTTTCATAGTAGTAATTTGGAAAGTTCTTGAATGTACCTAGTTTTAGATATGGATCTTCCTTTTCTTTCACTTTCAATTCATTAAATACTTCTTTATCTTTTTCACTAAGTTCTTCTTCCTTAAAATCTTCTTTTTTAATATAAAAAATTGAGCTCTGCTTATATCCTGTTAAATTTCGCCTATTGTCCCATGTGCCGCTACCCCAATTTGGTTTCTCGTAAGGCGTATTATCAACAAGACCA